CAGATTCTTCAGGACTCACCCAGGGAAAATATGAAAATAGCCATCTGTGTTCCGTGTCGTGATGAGGTCATGTCGTCGTTCTGTTTTGACCTTTGCAGACTGGTGGAATACGAGGCGAAACGTGGGGTGATTGATCTTCAGTTGATGCAGATGCCTGGGACGCTGATATTCACTCAGCGGGAAAAGCTGGCGTCTGAGGCGATGCAGATGGAATGTGAGGCTGTCTTGTGGATTGACAGCGATATGAGGTTCCCGGCTAATACGCTGGAAGTGCTGTTAGCCAGAAATGTACCGGTAATTGGGGTAAATGCTACTACTCGCAGAGAGCCTATATTGCCGACTGCGTTGAATCTTGAGATTACTAGAGAAATGCTTGACGGTAAACCCGAGCCAAAACAAGTTTGGCACAAGGTAGAGTCAAGAGGGAAAACGGGCATAGAACAGGTGACAGCGGTTGGGTTTGGTGTTACACTCGTTCGCAAGGAAGTTTTCGATACGTTGCCTCGTCCCTGGCATGACATTATCTGGACGGACTTTGGAAACGTAATCGGGGAAGACGTTACTTTCTGTGTGCGGTGCATGGAAAATGACATTCCCGTCCATGTTGACCACGATCTGTCCATGATGATTGGACACACTGGGGCGCGGACATTCGGATGGGATGACGTCAAATATGGCACTCAGCACATACAGCGACCTGAAAACAAGCGTCGCAAACTATCTCGCAAGAAGTGACCTGACCAGTCAGATTCCTGACTTTATCCAGTTTGCTGAGATTCGCCTGCGCCGTGAGCTACGCATCCGGCAAATGCTACTGTCGACCACGCTAACCACGACTGGCGGCACATCAACGGTCAATCTGCCGAGCGACTTTCTTGAACTCAAGAACATCTATATCGATGGCGACCCTACCTGGACGTTGACGTATCTCACACCGTCAACCCTTGAGCGCAACGGTCGCACATACGAACAGAACAAGCCAAACTACTACACGATTCTGTCGAGTACGATTAAGTTTGGTGCCACGCCTGACACGACCTATTCTGTGCCTCTTCTGTACTACGCTGCGCCTGCGTTTCTGAGCGACGCCAATACGTCTAACGTCTTTCTTGCTAACTGCCCTGACCTTCTGTTGTATGGAAGTCTTGCCGAGGCCGAGCCGTATCTGATGAATGATGCTCGTCTTGCGACTTGGCAGGCTATGTATGACCGTGGCCTGTTGGGTCTACGCGAGTCGGATGATCGGGGTGAGTTCAGTGCATCTCCGCTAACAATGTCGGTGACTGCGCGATGAAGATTCTGTTCGATCAGTGGACGCCTGATAGACCTGGGGTTGCTTCTAACCTTTCAGAAGCTAAGAACGTCATTCCGACAAATGTCGGTTATCTACCCTTGGAAGAAGCAGAAGACATCAGCAACGCAGCAGATCAAAATTTGTATGTATCAATACCTGTAAAGTTTGCTGGTACGCAGTATTTATTTGCTGCTGGTTCAACGAAATTATACTTATTCAATGACACGACAATTAACCTCGATAACAGGTCGAGGATTGTCTCTGCATATACGTCAACAGACTTTTGGGATCATGCTTTATTCGGCAATGTGCTGATAATGTCAAACGGCAAGGACATTCTCCAAGGGTTTACTCTTGGATCATCTGCTGCTTTCAACAACCTAGACGCTGCTGCGCCTGCTGCTAAGTACGTGACGGTTGTGCGTGACTTTGTTGTGGCTGCTGGAACAACAGCAGATCCAAATAAAGTCTTTTGGTCTGATGTAAACGACGAGACGAACTGGACGCCTGGTACAGGTTCTCAGTCTGATAGCCAGTTCATTCCCGATGGTGGCGACATCATGGGGATTACAGGCGGTGAGTTTGGCATTGTCTTGCTAGAGCGCAGCATTTACCGCATGACGTATATCGGTGCGCCCTTGTACTTCCAGTTCGACAACATAACTCGTAGTCTTGGGTGTATGAGTCGCGGTAGCATTGTGCAGTCTGGTGGCTTTACGTACTTCTTGTCTGATGACGGGTTTTATGTATGCGATGGGCAGACTGTCAAACCGATTGGGAATGATCGGGTAGACAAGTGGTTTTTTGATAACGTAGCTCCTACGGTTATTCAGAACATCTCTGCTGCGATTGACCCGGTTAACAAAGTCGTGATCTGGGGTTTCGAGAATACCTTTGCTCAGACATACTTGCTCATTTACAACTGGGCAGCAGATAAATGGTCGTATGCTGAAACAACAGCGGATTACGTTTCAACGCTTGCAACTGTTCCGGTATCAGTGGAAGGTTTGGATAACTACTCTGCCTCACTTGACGCTCTACCTGCATCTCTTGACTCACGTTTATGGGCCGGTGGTCAGATTGTTCTCGGTGGTGTCAGGGGCGCAAAGATTGTCACGTTCAGCGGTACACCGTTGACTGCCGTTCTTACGACAGGTGACATAGAACAACCTGTTAATACAATGTTGAGACTTGCGAGGCCACTCATTGCGAATGGTTCTGCAACGGTATCTGTCGCTAGTAGGTTTAGGTTGGATGGTGATTTGAACTACTCAACCGCTGTTGCTGCATCGAGTGAGAACAGAATTCCACTGCGTTCTGTTGGTCGTTACCATCGAATTTCGTTGACGCCGTCAGGCAACTGGACAAACGCAACTGGTGTAGAGGTTGAGATAGTCCCAGCAGGGGGTCGGTGATGTTTCGCAGACTACCCCAACAAGGTGGTACACCTCGTGACATTGCAGAGATCGTCAATCGTACTCTCGATGGCAAGATCAACTCTGTAGGCACCATTACACTTGCTACGGGTGGCGCTTCTACAACCACTCTGTATGATCCTAGAATCAGCGAGGACAGCATTATTCTGTTTGTAGCTGCCTCTGCTGCTGCTAACACGGATAACGTGCCTTATGGGGCTTTTCAAGACACCACAGACCAGTCTGCTGCAAGCACCACAACTGCTTATGCGATCACACTAGACACGACAGACTTCAGCAACGGTGTAAGTGTTGTTAGCAACTCGCGGATCACGTTTGCAACGGGCGGTATCTACAACATCCAGTTCTCGATTCAGTTTGCTAACGATAACTCGCAGATTGAAGATGTCGATGTGTGGTTCAGAAAGAACGGTACTGACATTGCTGGGTCTAACTCGAAGTTCTCGGTTCCTAACAAGCATGGTTCTATTAAAGGCCACTTGATTGCGGCGTTAAACTTTTACAACCAAGTTAATGCTGGTGACTACGTTGAAATCATGTGGTCGACTACTAACACTGCTGTGATTCTTGAACAACTTCCTACCCAGACAAGCCCGACTCGCCCATCTACTCCGAGTGTCATTGTCACTGCTAACAAGGTAGACGAGTCATCAACCTCGGATGTGTACGCATCAAACCAGATTCAGGGTCAATGCACCGTCAACCATTTTGCTAACTCAACCGCTAACAAGACCTACAAATATGTCGTCCTGGGCTAAAACATACGTACAACCTGAACAGCTTGCTTCTGTATGGGAGTGGGTGCGTCCTAAGCTCGTTGAAATCGCGCAAGCATCGCCGGAACCTTGGTTGCCGGAAGATGTCTACGTTGAATGTAAGGAGCGCCGTGCAGCATTGTGGCTGGCTGTAGAAGAGGGCAAGCCTGTAGCGTTTGCTGTCATGCAGCCAGAGCGGACTGCAATGCACCTGTGGGCTGGCTGGGCAGAGTGGAATCTGGACGGTGCTATGGAGCTTGCAAAACAGCTTGCAAAAGAGTCTGGTGCTAAGAAACTAACCTTTTCATCATTACGGCCAGGCTGGGAGCAGGTAGCTCCTGAGCAGGGTTTCAAGCCCGTCAAGTGGGCAGCAGAGGTGTGACATGAGTGGCCCATCTTCATCTACCGTTACGTCCGCGCCTGGAGCGCTTACCCCGGCTGGTGGGACGTCAAACCTTAACCAGCTTGCCGCTGATCGACTAGAAACTTTGTATGGCGAGGGTAACCCTGCTGTGTATCAAGGTGCTCGATCTGTTTCGGCAAGTGCCGAAACAAGCAAGGCGCTTACTGATGCATACAACGTTGCCACTGGTAGTAACAAACTTTTGACTGACGCTCTTGCACAGCAAGGAAAAACGATTAGCGGCGATTATCTTGGGTTAAATCCATTTTTCACCGGGGCGTTTGCTGCGGCCAAAACGCCTATAGAGGAAGCATTTCAACAACAAATTCAGAACATCACATCACAAGCCTCGCGTGCTGGTAGATATGGATCTGGTGCAGCGCAACAGCTTCAGGAACGTGCTGCAACTGGGTTAGCGAGGGAACTTTCCAACATCGGTGGAACTTTGGCGTTTAGAGGTTACGAGTCTGAGCGTGGGCGTCAAGAAGCTGCATCTGCCCTTGCTCCTTCGTTGTCTCAAGCTAGGTATGCCGATGCAGAAAAAGCGTTGCGAGTCGGTCAGATTAAAGAAGGCTACACTCAAGCTCAAAACCTTGCGAATATGCAGAAATTCCAAGAAGAAGAGATGGCACCGTATATACGGCTACAGACCTTCCTATCAGGTATGTCTGGTATCCCAACAGGTCAGACCGTATCGACAAAGTACGAAACAGATCCAGCCTTGCAGTCTCTTGGTGCTGCCATTGCCGGCGGATCGATTCTTGGGTCGGATGGCAGTCTGAACATCCCTGCTGCTGTTGCGTCTGGTCTGCTGACGTATCTTGGCATTAAGAAGTAGGTGACATCATGGCCGTAAGAACTGGTAATGATTGGGCAACATGGTCGTATCAAGATTTAATTGATACGCTTGGGACTGGTTTGGGTACTGTTTATGCGGCTGTGTATGGAAAACTGCCAGGACAAACTGAGCCAGTTCAAACATTCTCAGCAAGCCCAGAAATAAGGACAGAAGCCCCAGTCGGGCAAATGCCGTCAAACGCATATCAACAAGTTGAAGAGGCGATGGCTCCAAACATTGCCGCTGTAAAAGAGTACATGAAGACAGAAGATTATCGTCTTCAGAACATGAGCGTTGCAGATGCAAAAGAAAACATCCGGCAAGAAATTGCTAATCAACAAAAATCACTAGCAGGTCAAGGTGTCAATTGGAACTCCGGAATTCCTGTTGATGACACTATTGACTACATGGCCGGTCAGCTTGCAAAGGCAGGCGTAAAAACTATTTACGACTTAGAGGTTCGCAAGGTTCCGGGGCCGGATCAAGTTATCGGCGGTGGCGGCGAAAGTGGCGAACAGATTTATGGCCCAGGCCCAGAGCAAAATGCGCTTATAAACAAGCGTACAGGGCAAGCGATACCACCTGAATATGCTTTTGCACAAATGGGCGACACTGGTGGAACTTGGGGCGGTACATTTGCTGGGGAAGGCTCTACTAGGTTTAACGTCAACTTTGTAGATGGTGTCCCTGTTTTCACAGCGCAACAACAAGCTACTGTCAAAAGCGGTTTAGAAAAACTTGCTGGTGTTGCTGTACCAATTGGACTAGGTATTGCTCTTGGGCCTGCCGGTCTTGGGTTGTCTAGCGCTGCTGCTGGCGCGATAGCTGGTGGTGCTGGCGGTCTTCTAAAAAGCGGGGATATCGAAGACGCTCTCAAGGGCGCTGCGCTAGGTGCCGCCGGTGGTTTTGCAAAAGAAGCATTGCTTGGTGGTGAAGCACTAGCAGGAGATCCTACAAGAGCCGCGCTGTATAGTAATGCCGGGTATGGCGAAGGCCTTCTAAATATGGTTCCACCTCCTGTCATCAGTGAGCCTGTATTGGTTCCTGGTGACACTGCGCTAACAGGAACTCTTGCACAGCCTCCGCTTGCTGTTGAGAACATTGCCGGTCAGTTGACGCCTGAAGCTACCGCAATGCTTGGGCCTAGTGCTGGTGCTGTTGCTGCTGGCGATCTTGCTGCTATAGAAGCATCAATGGGCACGCCTGCTGTAGATGCCACTGGAAGCGCAACAAAGGCGGCATTGTTGGGTGATGCTGGATATGGGCCTGGGTTGATTCAGGGTGAAGCGCCGATCATCGAGTCAACACCTACAAGCATGGGGCCAGGCAAAGAAGTATCCGGTCTACAGGTAGCAAAAGATATCGTTACAAGCCTTCCTGGTGCGTCTCAGCAGTATCTGACTACGGCTCTCACTACGTTGGGCCTTGACCCTGATTTGGTCAACAACATCGTAGGCTGGAAACCATCAGGCGCATCATCGACCACAACACAAACGGGTGGCGGCGGTTCTAATTTTCTTGGGCCTATCATCGGCGGTCTGCTATCGCGTCAACAACAAGGTGCACCTACCCCTGGAATCATCCAAGGCAAAGGTGTCGACATTACCAGTCCCATTCAATCTTTACTCGCTCCTAAATTAGTACAACAGCGCCCTGTAACGCTGCTGTGAGGTGAATCATGGATATTGCATCTCTGTTGTTTCCGCAAGCACCCTCTTA